AGTACAAATTGCGTGCCGACTGCGTACTCCGCGCAGCTCGCGGAAACAGTAAGAATTTCCGCCCGCATCCGGCGTTTCTTGCGACTGTTGCCGCAGCATCGGCACTCGTTATGTGATCCCGTGAGAGGTATCGTACTGGCTGACCCTGTGACGCGGAGAATGTGCCATTGATCGTCGATCTTTCCAACGATGACTTCGGCCCCAAGATCGCCCGTGATGATGTATTCGCAATCGATCTCGCACCCATAAGCAGTAATACCCACGCCGGGATACGTGGGCGGATTAGCAGGAAAGGTGCCGCTGAGAGCTGGTCCTGAATCGATTTCTCTGTATGTGGCAAAAGTATCATCAGTCAGTGCCCATCCGTTTCCCGCCGCCCCAACCCCGATGGATCTGTCGCCGCAATTCTGAAGTGGCCAATGCGCCCTATCCAGTTTGGCCAAAAGCATTCGCAAACCGATTGGCGGTTGCGGAGCACCTAGTGCAATCGTGCGATAAGGAGGGCCAACCAAAACGACAGGATCGCTGCCGGTTCTATCGACCGTTACGCCGCATTCATCGGACCCGGAAGTCGTCAAGACGCCCCTCCAGATTCGTCATCGCATGTGGTTTTAAGATATCGGTGCACACGCTGCACGCGGTATGTTGAGCATCCCAGGCTGCATTGTTCTAGAATGACGCCGTGGGACAGTTCGATTTCACCACCACCGGCAAATCTTCCAATCACCGCCGCCGTCGTGGACTCCGGAGTGATTTTATAGTCGCCGAAAATCGTGAATGGCCCTCCGCCTTCCTCAATCTCCCATGAGCCCACGATAGGCTGATAGCTCACATTCGGCGCACTTGGCGGATCTCCAAGCATGACCACAATGCCATACCGAAACGCCCATCCGACGCCCAGCACGTCACCCGCTGCCGGTTCGATCGCATAGGGGCCATTAAAAACAAACTCGCCTGAGGTCAGCGTAGGCTTTTCAACCTTTAGGGCGGTTCTTCCGCCGACTACTTCAACGCCAATAACTCGCAGGCATGCGAAAGGAGGAATTGCTTCCGCTTCTGTGTTCTTTACAAACACCCGATGTGGCGATACCTCATCGATCGGCCGGCGTTGCGGGAAGTTTTTCGTGAGCTGCGCAGGAAGCTGCTTCTGTGACTGATAGAACTGCCACAGTTCGCGAGCTTGCTCAGGAGTGAAAACGCCAATCTGATCCATGATTAGCCTTTAATGTCGCAGAGAAGATCAATCGCCGCGATTGTCGGAGTTACTGCTGTGACTGTCGCCGCGTCATTGACTGCGATCGTCAGCCGCACGTCTAGCACGTCTCCCGCTACCAGTCCGCTCGACGTTATCGTGAATGACTTAGCCGCGAACACGAGCGAGTTGATCGTCGTCGCGGATGTCGTGCAGAGATCCGAGCCGATGCCCCCGATCTTGTCGAGTTCATAACACTCAACGTCAACAGTGCAGGAGACAGAAGCAACCGTAGTCACCACGCCCGCAGACAGTGACAGCGTGACAGTTTCGCCTGCCTCGTAGCATTCCGGAAGCTCGACCATGAATCGAGCGTAGCGGCTCGTGGCTCCCAGTGCTTTACAGTCGCCCGCCGAGACAACTGGGGGCGATGTTCCAAACGTCCCGCCGATCAATGCAAGGTCGTCTGTCGCGGCTGTGCCAGGGAGATTCGTGTGGAACGCATCCCATACTCGCAGGCCAGTCAGTCGGACGGGGAAAATCGCGAGTGCGTCCTGCTTCAGAACAGACGCCCGCGTCTGCGGAGCTACTCCGGTGTCTTTGATTGACAGCGATCCGGTGACTCGCACCTCATCCAGTATGGTCGTCATGTGTTGCCTTTGTTTAGATTAACCCGAGGGCTGAGTAGGGGAGTGAACCGTATAGTTGCGTGTATTTAAAAATAGCTGCGTCTGGATTTCTTTCTTGGAGTCCACCAGATGTGAGTAACACAGGCTTGGTGGCCTCTTGCCCCATATCGTCTCTGGCACGAGCGATAGGCCATGTGCTCGGGTCGGTTTCATCGATAAGATCTTGTGTACTAGGTTCACGCACCAGCAGCCCTTCGTGCCTCCATCGCTTGTACCACGCCTGCGCGGCGGTCGCTCCCATGTACGGAATACGGAATTGAATGCGTGCCGTCACGTCCCACTGTTCCAGCGGCATGTTCCACTTAAACTGGTTCTTTGCGGATATTCCGATTAGCTTCGCGGTCCCTGGCGGCCAACCCAGAAACGTATCTGAGTTCGTCGCGTGTCGATATTGCGAAATCGTGTAGGCATTAAACAGAAGAAACTTTCGACGGATAACCACTACAGGGTCTGCAAGTTCGTAAGTCAGCCCTTCGACTTGTTCATTGTTATCAGTGACAATTGCACGTCCGTTATAGTCTCTGTCAATCGGCTCCGTCGAAGTTGAGTCAGTCCATTCAATATCGACGTTGCTATCAAATCGACTGCCCTTGTAGTTAACAGTGACTACCCAAAAGATCGGCCCGAGTGGCTGTGCGTCTTTTGAGTCGACGAACGAATCAGCTCCGGACCTGTGGCGTGCTCCGTAATCTGGAATGTCCATCACAGAGAGGCCACTGGTCGCCAACACATCTTCTGCACTATCACCTGGCTGGGCCTCGACCATGTAGCCTTCGGTGTGTGAAAACTTCGTGGCAAATGAGTCGTACTTTTCAGACTCGCCTGATCCGCCTTCCTTGCTCCACATTGGCGTGACATTGAGGGCTGCCATTATACGATAGCCTCCATTTGCAGTGTGTTCCCGGTGTTCGTTGCGATGGCTTGAAGCAGTCCCATGCCTTGCGGGTCAAGTTGCACGAGTGGCCTGCCGTTGTTTTCTTTGTTTGGCTTCTTCTTCAGCTCGTTCAAAATCTGCTGCATCAGTTCCGGAATTCGCGTTCCCGGCCCTCGTGTCAATAGCCGGCCTTCCGTCGCTGGAATGCCCTGCGTCATCACCGCGCCCTTGCCCTTCAGATTGATGTTGCTGGTGGCTGCCGACATCTCATCGCTGATCGTTGAGCCAACTCCGACCATTCGCTCTTCCATCTTGTCGGAGAACTCATTGCCGAGCTTTGCGCCGATCTTGCCTACTTTGTCCGCGAGGTCTTGCTCGCGCTGGCTGAGTTGCCGTGCTGCGATCTCTGGAAGGGCCGTCAGCGACGACTGAAAGCCTTCGAGGTACGATCGGCCGGCGATGTTTCCAAGTTCCCCGAGAACGTCTGTTTGGCCGCCCGAAGCGATGAAATCCCAAAGGGCTTGGAATGCGTCGACGATCTTGGCGATGTGATTAGTGACCACCGTGAAGGCTAACATCAGTCCATCACGAATCAGGTTGACGAAGTTTTCCCCGAACCACATTGCATAGGCCGGAATGACTTCCGTGAGTGCGTGCATGACAGCCCCGACGATGCCAAGCATTGTCTTTTCCGCGTAGGCTAAAACCAGATCCCACACGGTGCCAAGATTTGTCAGGATGACTTCCAAAAACGTAAACGCTCCGATAACAACGTTGATTCCTTGAACCACTTTTTCTTTGACGTAGTCCATTATTGGGCCGATGTTTTCGAGAACGCTTGTGGCGTATTCAGCGGCTGGTGCCATCATGCCCGTGAGCGTCTCTGCAAGTTGCTGTAACCCTGCACTGATCAACACGCGAATCGGTGCGATGATGGCCCCAAAGGTTTCCATCAGCGTGCCCATTGCGGTGTCAGCTCGTCGGCCAGAGCCAGCAACGCTTGTTGTGTCTGCTGCCTGCTGTGCGAGTCCCTGATTGGCGATCGCGAGGACCGCTGCCAGTTTCTCCTGATTTGTCCGCATGAACATGATTTGCGGATTGAGTCCATGGAACGACTCGAAGTTTCCTTCGAGTGCCGCCTTCATGTCGCCGAGTGATTGCTCTGCAGTCTTGCCTGTGGCTGCTGCTAGTCCCAGAGCGGCCTTTGCTGCGTCGTCCATTGCGCCCGTCGCGAAGCCCATCGACTGGGCCTGTTGCATCAGAGCCAGGGTCGTCTGATCGCTGACGCCTGTCAGCTTCTCTAGATCCTTGGCAACCTGCTGCATTCCAGCAGATGCGCCCTGAGCACCTCGAATCGCGAGAGTAGAGTTTAGCCTCTTGATTGATTCCGTCTGCGTGTCGTAGGCTTCATTCGCTGCCTTCACGCCGCCCACCGCAGCCATCACAGTTTTAACAGCGGCCAATACAGCCAGCAGCGGTGCCATTGACGACATCAGCGATGTTGTCGCGGTCTTCAGGGACTTCGTGCCGGCCTCAAGTCGTGATAGACCTTTTTCGGTAGAGGCAAGCGCAGGGGCTGCTTGGTTCTTTCCGCCGATTACAAAGTCGATGCCGTTCGTTGCCATTAGTTCCGCCGTTTCGCTTGTTCTTCCTGCACTCGGTTTTCTTCAGACTTCAACAATCCTCGAAGTTCAAACCACCACGCCGACTGATCCAAGAGCCCACCAGCCACAGGCAGATGATGCTCGCAGGCTGACACGACAGAGATGTCCTGTATCAGATCGTTCCCGATGAATTTCGATGGGCATTGCTTGACTGTGTACCAACCATCTTGGCAGTGCTCGCACTTCCCATCGCCACCGCAGATCGGACATTCGATCTCTGCCGGGAATTGTTCCGTGACAGTTTCCCGACACTTTCCAACGCATGACTTGCACAGTTCGCCACACCTCACAAGGGCGGCAACTCTGACTTTTTTTTATCGTCCGCCGATGGAACTGTGGACGTTACGAGGAATCCAAAAACCTCCATGAGTTCTTCGAGGCTTAGCACGTCGCCGATCGTGTCCCGCGAGAACGGAATCGGGATATTTTCCCAGCCTGTCAGGCAAACCGCAGCCGCGTCGATGATGGCATCGAACTGCGATTGAAGGCTTCCGCTTTGCAATGTATCCATAAGCCCAATCAGCTTTCTCTGCTGATTGAGCGTAGGAGCTTTTGCGAAGATCTTCGGCTGCGGATTCGCGTTCTCATCGCACGCAAGAACCATCGTCAGGCGTGCGTTTGGGTCAAGACTTCGAGGCATGTTTCATATCAGTCAAAAGTGATGGTGAGTTCAGTATCAGCTGCACTGCCTTTGGTGGCCAACCATGTTAGATCGTCGGTCATCATGTCGTTTCGATTGCCCTGCTGTTTGTTTTCCAGTTGGGCTTTTGGGGCTGCGACAGTGATTGAGGTTCCAGTCACGCCGATCTGCATTGAGAAAGCCTGTGGGCTTGATGTCAGCCAAAGAGCGTCACGGTCTTGTGTGGCGACGAGTTCGGATTCAGGGTCTGCTATGATGACCGGCTGACGATTTGTTACGATGGCCGAAACGAACCCGCTGCGGTCAGTCGCATTCATACACTCCCGCATGATCACGGAATTGCCGGCGTCGACTTCGACGTTTGAAGTGCACAACGCCACGCTGTTCCACGTCAACGCACCGGCCGCAACTCGCAGCGGTAGGGTTGTTGGATACGTCGGGGCGATCAATGCTGTGTCGGTTTCGTTAGTGCTGTACTTCCCGGTGAATGTGAATTCAATCGACGCCATTTTGCCGGTTGGTGCCATGATCTTGAACGTGCCCATCGCGCCAGACAACAGGGCTCGCTTGCCGTCTTTGTAGTGACCGATAGTCAGGGTTTTGACGCTGGTGCCTGGGCCTTCAGACAGCGGCGAAAACACGCCAGCGGTTGCAACCCATCCGCACGCTGGCAGCAGCACGCTGGCCCATGTCGGAACAGTCGTTCCGTCATACGCCATGTCCATCGTGACCGTGCAAGTGCCCTGCATTCCTTCTGCGATGCCAGGTAGGTAATTGAATCCGCCTTGACCCTCTCGCCGAGTGATTGGGACGTTCGGCTGAATCGTGAAGTCACGAGCGT